GCTATTTTTTACACATGGCCCCGGTGCGATACTCTAAAAGAAAGAGCACTAGAGCAGCTCGTAAAGCTGGTAGAGCCCCACAAACCTATCTTCGTTATAGTGTGTCAAGAAAAACACCAAGATGGAAGCAACCACTTACACGCAGTGACATATTGCGAGGAGGCCCGCAATTCTTGCACTGCTGGGTGGGCTGATCACGTAGCTGGCAAACATGGTAATTACTGTGCTGTTAGAAACCTAAAGCACGCAGTCAAATACGTACAAAAGAAAGGAGACTTCGTTACCTTTCCCGCCGACTTTGACTGGGAACATTACTGGGCCAACTCCACAGCTGGAGGAAGAAAAAGAAAGGTTACTGATGAAATAGCAAACAAGATACGTGACGGTTCTACATTCAAACAGCTATTGCTAACTGATCAATATACCGGATTTATTATGATGCATAGCTCCCGGCTTCAAGAATACGAGACCGCCCTGAAGCGCGCCCGATTAGAAGAATCCATCCAACGCTCTCTCGAGGCAATGCCTACGCTACACCCGAAGCCCTCTTCGAGTGGTACGGAAATAACGGTCATACAATGGCTCCTCTCGAACCTTTACGGTGCTACGAGACCCCTTGGGATGAACCAGCTCTACTTGTGGGGACCGACTGGGATTGGCAAGACCCATATGGTTCAGACACTGAGGAAGTACCTCAGAGTTTATGATGTCTGTCTCGATGAAGAATGGATGGACAACTACGACGACGACAACTACGACCTCATAGTCATTGAAGAATTCAAAGGACAAAAGAGAGTCACTTGGATGAACCAGTTCATCGACGGACAAATCTGTCCACTAAAAAGAAGAAACAAATCAGCATATCTTAAAAATAAGAACCTTCCGGTTATAATTTTATCTAATTACAGCCCAGCAGGGGCATACAAAAACTCCACTGAGGAAAAACTTGCACCCTTCTGGCGACGACTGCTCGTTGTGGACGCCACAATCGATCATAACCAGGAAAATCCAATAAATATCTTTTAGCTTCCATCTGAGAAGCGCATACGCCAACGATACTGAATGGCCACAAGACCTGACTCGGAAATACCGAGTACGCCAATGTTGTTACTGCGAATCTCAGTAATCGCACCAGTGGTAGAATCAAATTCCAAAGGAATATTGCACGCCTTTGAGAACTTGAACGGAATCACACGTTCAGCCCAGGTATCCGTAGCAGCCAGACCACAGCCAGATAGGTTTATCGTCTTGGTCTTATCATACATCACAACGAAACGTTGACTGTTCGCCAGATTACGGAACGATTCAATATCTGTAGCTTCCAGAATATCCGTTACACCGGCAGTTGCGCCGTTACATTGTTTATCTAGGTAAACAATCACACGAACGATATCCGAAGTGCTAGCAGCCGTAGTAGTGGCTGGAAGAATCACATGACCCTTCATGTTTAGATTCTTTACCACGCACTTACGACCCACACGAGTGGACTCGGTAACACCCTGAGGAATCAGGTTCAACGACGCATTGAGTATGGTCCCTGCAGCAGCGCAGGCAGTTGAACCCAGCGTACCATCAAAGAACTTCTTCTCCGCATTACGCCCTGCGAATCTCCCATAGTACCCACCAGTCCGGGTAATCCCAGGAGTCCCCACGCGACGCTTAAACGCCGCTACTTTACGCTGTAAAGCTTGACGTGAAATTGCCTGGATCCCACGATGGGCTCCAGTGCCTGCAGTAGCACGCATACCAAGATACCTTGCACGCATTTGAATAAAAAAACGAAAAAGCTTAAGCTTTCCCCCTCTCCACAAACCACCGTCGACGGGTTTTCGCGCTTTTTTAAAATGACCGTTATTTTTTTAACGACGGGTATTTCGCCTAGGTAATATTAGACTAGGCTCACTACCCTTTTTTTCTTTTTTTTCCGTATAATGCGTAGAATAGCTGGCTTGTTAGAAGAAGACATAATGGCATTGGAGGATCCTCCTCGTTGGCCTCCGAGAGCTAGAGGAACTGAATATGTCCCAAGAAGATTTCCCGTATGGAAAGTAATTACTGACCAAGAACAGTACGATGAAGATAAAGCAATATGGGATTCTCTATATAAAAAGGCAGGTCCTTATGTTAGACACGTCATGAATTCCTGGGTCACTGAAAACTTGAGATTACATAAACAGCCTTATCAACTAACAATAAGAGAGATACGCCTTATTCAAGAAGACACTAAATTTGAATGGTACAACATCATAAACGATTTAGAGTTTACAACCATATGGGCACAAGACTTAGACGATGAAGAAATGGCACAAATAGCAGATGACATCGAATTTGCAATACAACAACTAAAATCTGATTTTTAATATCACCTTGGATACCACTATATAAACTGAATTTATTTTCATTTAAACTGAAAAAACGCAGAAACTTTTTTATTTCTTTTCACATAATGGATATAACTTTTCTCGGAAAAAATCCACAAAAAAAAAGATCATACAGACTTGAAGCCGCAGCTATTTTTTACACATGGCCCCGGTGCGATACTCTAAAAGAAAGAGCACTAGAGCAGCTCGTAAAGCTGGTAGAGCCCCACAAACCTATCTTCGTTATAGTGTGTCAAGAAAAACACCAAG